AAACAAAATATAAAAATATAATGGAGTAAAAGGAGTTGGGTGGCTTTATGCCAAAGACAAGTAATAAAAAATACATAAAGCCACGACAAAAAAAAGAACTAACTTGTTGTGGTTGTGCAGAAAATAAAAAGGAAATTGATTTCTATGCTAGCTATAATCCTCTACATGCAACGAAAAAACTACCTTATTGCAAAGATTGCATACAAAAGATGTCTCTTGATGTCAATGGTAATATTTCAACAGAAAATTTGCAAAAAACTTTAAAATTAGTAGATAGACCTTTTATACAAGAACTTTGGGAAGTTTCTATTGAAGAAAATCCAAAAACACCTATTGGGACGTATTTTAAAAATTTAGGACTTACTCAAAATAGATATTTAACATGGAAAGATTCAGTTTTTGAAAATGAAGATATAAAAAGGAAAATTGAAAATAATAATATAATAATTGATGAGGAAACAATAACATTTTGGGGTAGAAATTGGGAATCTGATGAATATATAAGACTTGAAACTTTTTATAGAGAAATGGTTGATATAAATAAACCAGAGACTCCACAGGATAAAGATTATATTAAAAAAATAGCAAAATTATCTATTCAAATTGATAAAGCAATAGAAAGTGGTAATTCTACAAGTGCTAAATCATTAGGTGATTTATATTCAAAATACATGTCTGATGCAAGATTAAGAACTAGTGATATGAGTGAAGCTGATAAAGCAGGTGGAATAAGAAGGTTTTGTGATATTTTTTCTGAAGTTGAAAAAGATGACTTTATACCACCTTGGGAATATTATCGTAAAATAAATGGTGCTAAACAAGATATTGTAGATAAAACTATAATGTTTATTTTAAACTTTATGTTGAAGTTTAATAAATCAGAAAAATTGACTACCCCCCCTTTCAATACTCCAAAATTAGAATCTGATGAAATAGATGAAAATGCTGTTTCTTTAATTGAATTATCTGATTTGGAAGAATTGGATAGTGATATGAATGAGTAGCTATAATAATTTTAGCTTAAAAGATAGAGCTAGAAAAGATAGTAATTTTAATACTAATCCAGATAATTTTGAAGTTAGGAAGGTAAATAAAAAACAGGTAAAGGATTTTCAAGCATTAAAACCTAAATGGAGAGAATTATGTAGTTACTTTCGTTACTACCCTGATAAATTTCTTGATTTTATTCAACCAGAAGATGCAAAAATTAAATTATATTTTTATCAGCGAATATATTTAAGAATAATGTTTCGATATAGAAAAGTGTTTATTACTGCAACACGTGGTACGTCAAAATCATTTTTGCAAAACTTGGCTTTTGTATTGTTGTGTATTATGTATCCTAGAACAAAACTATTTTGTTGCGCCCCTGGTAAAGAACAAGCTGCAAGGATAACACAAGAATGTTTAGACGATATATTTGAATTTTTTCCTCTTTTAAAAGAAGAAGTTAAAATTTTTAAAAGAGAAAAAGATTATACAAAATTAGTTTTTTATAACGGTAGCAAGTATGATGTAGTGCAAATGAAAGATAGTTCACGTGGCGGACGCCGTTTCGGTGGGGCAATTGAAGAAATTGGTGATAAGAAATTTGATGGCGATATTTTAAACTCAGTTGTAATTCCTCTTATGGCAAATTCTAGAGTAGCTATGTGTGGCAAAGTTGATCCTAATGAAATACATAAGAGAGAGATTTATATTACAACTGCGTCTCCTCAACAACAATTTGCTTATGCTAAATGCAAAGAGATATTTAACGACATGATGAATGGCGATTCTGCATTTTGTACTGGCAATTCTTATGAATTACCTTGTATGTATGGTCAATTAGATATTGATTTTGTTGAGGAAAAAAGGGAATCTCCTACATATAGCATTCTTGATTTTATGCGAGAATATGAGAGTATATATACTGGTTCTGATTCTGATAGTCTAGTATCTGATGAAAAATTGAATAAGTGCAGAACATTGGGTATTGCAGAATGGGAACATTGTGGTGATACTAAAGTTCAATATGTACTTGCGTATGATGTATCGAGAAGTACTGGCAGAGAAAATGCATTATCTGCATTAATAGTAATAAAATTAATTCCTAGAGGAGATGGTACATATCATAAACAAGTGGTAAATATCTTTTCTATGGAAGGACAGCATGATACTTGGCAAGCTAAGTTTTTAAAAGAAAAAGTTAAAGAATACAAAGCAAGCATTTTAGTCATTGATGCTAACGGAATTGGAAGTGGAGTTGTTGATCAATTAGTTTTAGATTTAAATGACGGTAATCCTCCTTATAAAGTAGTAAACGATATAGATAATCAATGGACTAAATATGAATTAGTAGATGCCATACCTATGGTTTTTGCTCTTAAATCACAAAGAAAAGAAACACGTAATAGTGATATGATTAACAATGTAATGAAGGTATTCGGAAAACTGGATATAGAATTATTAAAAACACCGAATGAAGGTATAAAAGATTTAGAGAAGAAAAATAAGAAAAAGTTTAAAGATGATAGTGAAGAATTAGCAATAGCAGAAATACCTTATATTTTAACCAACAATTTATGTGATGAAATAATGAATTTAAAATATAAACAAAGAGGAAATGATTCTGATATTGAACAAGTTTCTAGGTCAATTCCTAAAGATAAATTTTCTGCTTTAATGTATGGTTTGTTTTGGGTACATCTTGAAGAAAAGAAAAACAAAGAAAGAAAAGGTAATTCTAATGTCGATATCAATAAACTTTTCAATTTCCGTAAACCACAAATTAGAAGGCGTTAAAATGCTAATATAATTGTACTAAATACTAAGTATTGAGTGAATATTAAAATCACCACAGGAGGTGAATATATTTGTCTAAAAAAAGCAACACAAAACAAAATACAACAGAAAACAAAGTAACAGAAAGCAACATTGAAACTATACCCTCCCCCACTCAACTTGATAGAGATGAGATGCAATTTCAAAAGTTATTGCAATTTGCTAATTTAGCTAGATTAATTAAAAGGGATTTTAATTCTAATACACAAGTTCAATATACATTTCATAAAAATTTTAATAAAGATGAGGTAATGAAATGGCTTGCTAATCCAGAAAAATTTGAAAAACAATTACGCAATCTTTCAAGATTTTTATATGATACATCAAGTCATTATAAAAGATTAATACAATATTTTGCAACAATGTTGACTTTTGATTATATTGTTGAACCTTATGGAATGACAGATTTTGAACCGACACCAGAATTAATTGAAAAGGTAAGAAAGAAATATATTCAAACAGTAAACTATTTAGAAGTAATGAATTTAAAACATGAATTTTTAAAGGTATGTGAGAGAGCATGGATAGATGATGTTTCATATTATTATGAATTTAGATTACCAGATTCATATTTTTTAATGCCGCTCAATCCTGATTACTGTCAAGTAACTGGTATTGAAGATGGTTGTCTTACATTTTCATATGATTTTAGTTATTTTAAAACATATAAAAATGAATTAGACAAGTTCCCCAATGAATTTAAAGAAAAATATGATCTTTATAAAGGCGATACTAAAAATTATAGATGGCAAGAAATTAGTCCTTCTAAAAGTTTGTGTATTAAAATTGCTGAATCTATTGATTATCCTATTCCCCCTTTTGCAGGTATATCAGAAGAGATTTGGGGATTAGAAGATTATAAGAGTTTAAAATTAGCAAAAACAGAATTAGAGAATTATTTAATTTTAGTTGCTAAAATACCTTATTTAAAAAATGCAGATACGGAAAATAGATTTGGTTTGAGTTTAGATATTGCTGGTGAATATTTTGATAAGATGTTAAATAATCTTCCTGATCAGGTGGGTGGATTGCTTTCACCCTTCGATGATATAACTGCTGTAAAAGTTGATAAAAATGATAAAGATACTGATAAAGTCTCCGAAGCACAAAAATCAATTTATGATAGCGCCGGTGTCTCCCAATTATTATTTAACAGTTCTACTACAGCATCTACAGTAACTAAAGGAATTCTTGTTGATGAAAATGTTGCTTTTAAAGTGCTTCGTCAGTTTGAACGATGGATAAATAAAAAACTTAAAGATGAAAATAAAGGAATTAAGTTTAAAGTACAATTTTTAGATTTAACAAAATATAGTCAAGATGATTATATTAAAAATCTTAAAGATGGTGCTACGCTAGGTATTCCAAACAAACTAAAATATGCGGCGGCATTAGGTCAATCCCCTTCTTCTCTATTGCACATGGAATTTTTAGAAAATAGTG